ACCGTCATTTTTCGTCAGTAAAGTATCAAGAATGGCATTATGTGGATAAATATATTCTTTATCCAAATCTTTTCCAAAAATAATTTTTCAAGCTGTCCTATCTGGCTATACGGGGAGGAGGAAAAAACATGAAATTCATTTTGTACGTTTTTATCGCTTTGTTAGCTTTCATTATGTGCGGCATGTGCATGTATACCGCGATAACAGCGGATAGCAATCAAATAAAAATGCTATTCTGCACTTGTGTAAGTGCGGCAGTAGCTATAATATCACTACTTTTTGCAGGAGGTATTATCAATGACTAACTCTTATTTTTTAAAATTACATGGAAATCCTTATGAACCTACACAATTTCTTTTTGTTTGGAAGGAAGAAAACAGGTCACATTGTCAATGTTTGTATTGTAAGGACTATGAAACGGCACATTACATTTCATTACAACTTATCGAGGATAAGGGATATAAAAACGTTGTTTTGTACAAGAGCGGTATAAAACTCAATAAAACCGATAAATATTATATTTATCGCGTTTATGTCCCTGTCGCATACTATAACGGCAATCCATATGAATTGGAACGTGTAAAAGAATTTTGTGGAACAGCAATAGCAATATGGAGTGATGATCGGCGCAATTGGTCGGCTCACTATGAAGAGTGTTATGGGGAGCTTCGCATCGCAATTGAAGATAACGCAAAACGTGTATACGGTAAGAATTGGAGGGTTGAGAAATGAGTATATTATTATCAATATTAATTACCATTGCCTTTGGGCTTGGTTTACCTTGGCTATCAGTTGGTTTTTACTTTTACATGGTACACGGGGAGGGAAAAATTATGATGTTAGTCGGTGCACTTTTAGTTGCGCTCGGAATTATTGGAATTATCTTAATTTAAGGAGGTTTAAAAATGAAAATTACCATGATTTCAATGTATGAAACTGTAGAACGAACTCTTGATGAATTTTTTGAGTTAAATGAAACGGTTGAATTTTGGTTTAAACCTGTTTACCGTTTAATGTGGCGAAAGAATGTGACGAGTTGCACAATAGATAATGTAAAACTTACGTTTTACCGTGAACGTGACATATATTTTGTTGGATACGAAAAGGAAGATAACTAAAATGAAAGTTTATAAATCAAAAATTATGGGGTTGATTTCAAAAAATGCTGTTAAAGCCCGCAAATTTAAGCGCGGCACTATAGATAGGTATGGATCAGCAGGTGCATTTTTTGAGATTGAGCGCGGAAAAGTAACCTTTGTGCAAGGAAAGTATGTTTTGGAATCGAACATTTCAACATCTGTTTCGAATGATGCAGAAAATTATTGCTTGAGATTTTATCATATTTCGATGGGGATACTATTAAAATTCGTTTAATTGAGAACGTTGGAGGAGGATATAAATATTTGCAAATTCAAGATTTAATCTCAAGGGCAATATTGATGCCGATGAAAGACATTGATTAAAATAAGTAAACCACAATAAAACGCAACAGCCGTGGAACTGCTAAAATTCCACGGCTGTTGCGATCTTAAAACTAAGGAGGCAAGAAAAAATTTTTGCTGAAAGACTTTTTTCCCTTTGCACAATGCTATTATAGCACACATCATTTAATCTTGCAACCATTTTTGCCAATTTACTAAAATATATTATGCGTATGTAATATTATTGTCGCTGTCAATTGTGCAAGTGTGAATTGTTGTCGTTTCATCATAGCCTATGAAAGTTAGCTTTGTAGGCGTGATTATCGTATTTCGCATTATATAAGTTGAATTACGGTTATTTGCTGAACTAAACTTAACATCAACAACCACACCCCTTGTTATATTAAGGTAAATTGTAGAAAATGTGCTGTCAGCGGTAAGCGATCCATCAGCTTTTTTTACAATTGCAACGTGGGCAAATTTAGTATCGGTATATGTCTTTGCGCTTGTAAGCGTTGTTTCATCCTGTGCATCTGCGTATGTTTTCGCCGCCGCAAGTGTTTCGCCACATTTAGTATTAGTATATATTGTAGCCGCTTTCTGCACCGCCGCGTCTTGTGTATCTGTATAGCTTTTCGCCGCCGTCAACGTTTCCGAACAAGCATTTCCGACATATTCTAAATTTGCCGCAAGTGTACGCGCACTTGCCGCTGTTGCTGTCGGTACAGTGATTCCGCTGTCAGCGGTAATTAATTTATAAAATCTCGTTGTTTCGCGAAAATCAGTAGAATTATAAAAAGACGTATTACCTAAAAATTGTACATCACTCTCAAATACCGTATTTTCATTTACTGTGGCAAAAATGAGCTCTTTTACGCTTACAATCTCATTCGAAAGAATTTCCACAATATTTTCTTTCTTGCCGTTAAATTGAACAAATATAATTGCATTGCTTGAGTAAAAGGCTGGAATACCAATAGCCACCGCATTGTCCGTTTTTATTGTGACAAAAACAATTCCCTTTCGCATTCCCTCCGCAATTTCAGCGAAAGTTTTATTTGCTTTTGGCGGCTTTGCTGTAATATCAACCTCAACCCACATAACCGATAATTTATCGATATTAAGATCATTTATAGCCTGTGCAAGATCCTCAATGTCACCATGGTTTGCGTTTACAGCATCTACGATAACATTTATGTGATACAATAGTTTCCATACCATTTCCAAAAACGATAAATTACCGTCAAGCACGCACGGAATGACTGGAGTATAAACCGAATTAAGCGGAATATTAACTTTTTCCAATTCTTTATCTTTTATAGTGATCATTATATAACCCTCCGATTAATATATATTCATGAAACATACTTCAAGTTCATCAAATATTTGTTTATTAATATTTATAATTGTTTCTCGATACTCAAGCAACATTGCGCTGAATGTTGCGGAATTTCGTTTTCCAATAACATGATTTATATATTCATCAGTATTATTGAAGTTTTCTGTTCCGTTATCTGTTGTTCGGCCTGTATTTTCCGTTCGGCTTGTTGCGTTTCCGTACGTTTCGCCATGATTTTCTTCGTTTAAATCTTGCGTTGTACTGGAATTGCGCTTATTTTCATTTGTTCCGTTGCTTGTAGTATTACTGGTTGTTTCAGCGGTATTCGTTCCGTTCTCTCTTGTTTCGCTATTATTCGCGGTATTATTTGACTTTTTACGATAATTTGTTAAATAATAATTATCGTTTATGCCGTTAACACCGCTCACACTGGTTTGCGGCGTGTCGCTGTATGCATCCGTATCAATGCCGCTGATATTTGATTCAGCGTTTGTGTTTCGGTTTGTATTTTCAGTTGTTGACGCCGTTGCTGTTGCTGTGCTCGTTGCTTTTCCATTGTCAATTATATTTTGATTTTCAGTGTTATTTCGGTTTATATTATTATCGACTACTATATTTTGACTGCTTTCCGCATTCATGGTTGACGATGAATTACCTGTGTTTACAGTATTTTTTTCACCGCCTTGTGAACCGTGGTGCTCTTCCGTATAATCAACATCGTTCAGCGGATTAAATTCCAACATTGCACTTTTATAAAGTTGATTATAGTAAGGCATAATTTCACGGAGTTTTCGCGCAAGATAATAATTAAACAGCCCGTATGTTTCAGCACCAATTTCACGCATGTAAAAATGAAAAAGTATTTCATGTTCTAAAACATTGCGGTATGATTCATCATATATCGGAAACCTAAAATTAAATATTTTCGGTTGCGCCGCTGTAATAATTTCATCTATTGTTTTTTCGTTTAATTCGGCGGGCGTGAATCCGCTTTGTACTTCACAAATATATCGTAATTGTGACGTATAATTACTCATTTTTTATAACCTCTTCATTCTTTCGGTCTATTTCGACAAACTTAACTTTAATGTTTAAATTAAACATTTTATTAATTTTTGCTACTGCCTCTTCGCGTGCCCTCAATCGCGTTAAGCGGGCAATCTCAACGCCGCCGAAATTCGCTGTAACTTCATCAGAAACTAATCTTTCTTTTTTATCGGTGTTGGCATTATCTATTCCGAAATATGTTAGGGCCTCACTAATTATTTGACGTTTTAGTATCTGCAATTTATCGGCTATATACGGGGTTGTAACATCAAGCACATTTATTTCCGATAAAGTACTTAACCCTTTTGTACCAAATATAAAGGGAATATTGCCGTCATACTGTCGGAAAAGATTCTCCATTGTAAGCCGCTGACTATCTTCAGTCAATATAATTTTCGGTGTTTTTTGGCCTTTTACATTAACATCGATAATCCGTTCACATTCCGAAATACGTTTTGCGTATGACCGCAAAGCCAAAATTTCATTGGAACGTGTAGAATTATTCCATATTATAACCGAATTTTCATTGCTTAGGTTCTTATTACGATAATTTACAGCAGGCGAAAATGCTACACGCTTAAACGGCTCGCGGTATATATCAAATGTCGAACTACTATAAAATTGAAGAACAACAAACTCTTCCAAATCCTCATCATAATAAAACAGTGCTTTTCCATCAAAACACAATATCAATTCAATAAATCTTGCGTCAATTTCTGGCGGCAAATTCTCATATTTAATACCCGCCAATGCAATTTCCGTAATGCGGTTGAACCAAAAATTATATGATTCAATATTTTCGCGTTCCGCCTCTTTTCGGAAACGCTGTGTTATACTCATATTATTTCGTATCACTTTTAAACCTCCGCTATTCTAATGGTTTATTGCGAACTTTATAATTACCAACGTTCGCATTATCAACCCAAAACGTAATACCTTTATCAAATATTTGCGCAATTTTAGCTCTTGCGGCGGCATTGCAAGCATCATATTCATTATTCGCACTGGCCCGAACAACACATCCTTTAGTTTGTATAAAAGTAAAATTTTCCCTATTATGTATTGCAGGTGTTTCAACCTTATGGATCGCATAACCGTAATGCGTAAAATAATCATCGATAATTCTCACATAGTCATCACGCGGCCGTAATATAAAACCATGAAACACTTTTTCTCCAAGTGTAAAAAGTGCTGTACCTGTGATATTACCGCTTACTTTAGGAGGAATTCGGCTCGCTTTATCAACATCTGCTAAAATATGTCCAACTGACATTGCACCACTTACAATCATCCCCCCGCCCAATGGCAAAGCCGCCCCGCCCGATCCGCCTGCAATTACCGCGCCACCAATAATTTGACCCGCCGCTAAAGCACTTGATAATATTAAATTTCCCGCATTTTGGGCAAGATAGGACTGAAAAGCATTGCTTACCCATGCGCATTGCGGAAACCCTGTCATTATTGACATTTCACTGTAATTCTCTGGTGAACCCTTATAATTAATCGGAATTGCCGATACACTTTGTGTTGGTGCTAAATCGCTCTCAAGGTGAAATGTGATCGATCCCAATCCGTCACCTGTGGTACTGTCATCAAAATCATATATTTTACCTTCCGAACCTGTTGTTACATACAAACAGTAAAACGGCGCAGTGTAAAGCTTATTGTTGTTTACATTCACCCCTGAAAATTTTGGATTTCGCTTTATTTCCCAAGTCCGTACTGTTGTTTCGCCTTCCAATTCGCGCGGCGAAAGAGCAATTGAAACGACACCTTCTACTTTATCAGCATGATTTTCTACAATATCTTTTATTTTTTCGGTAGCATTCAGTAACCATGACGCGCCCGCGTTTGTTATGTGAATTATGCCTATTTCCTTTCGTGATAGGGCAGAATACATACCATTTACTAAACTTCCGCCAGTTGGTTCATATGTATCGGGATTAAAAGTAGAATACATTATAACGCTCCAGTCTGGGCCGAACGGTGCTTTACTTTCGCTGTCAACAACGTATTCGCCGATTGATATATTTTCCTCTACACGGTTAGAGCCTACCCAATCTTCGTAAACGTGATTGCGCTCAATCCAACATGCAGGAATTTCACAATACAGTTTAAAGGACTGGATAACATCTATTTCAAATTCTATTTCACATGTGTTATCATTTATATAAAATATGTTTTTTATAAAAGCATAAAACCAACGGTTTAAATAACCTGTATTTTGATAGCGTAAATAATTACACCCTATCAATGTATCGGCTGTAAACGGCAAGCGGATCCTTCCGTTTTCCCGAACATATATTGCTTTATCCGCGCTGTATACTACCCATTGCGCAAAAAATGAGTTTTGCGCGGATACACTCGCAAAATAAAGTGTGTGTTCATAATTAATATCAATGTTTATATTATTAAATAATTGTATTTTTGAATTTGGGCTTGGTGCTAACATTGTTTTACGGCGGGCAATAGGTTTACTATCGCCCGCCTTTTCTCCTTTACAATATTTTATTTACCTTTGTAAACAGTAATTGTTGCGGTTGCTCCCTTTGACGGATTTTCATTCGAATCAGCATTAAGCGAAAGCGTTGTAGCGGTTTCGTCTGCACCGATAAATACTGTTCCGCGAACATCAACATATGTTTTACTTGAATTTGCTCCCTTAATAGTCCATTTTACAGTTTTATTAAAGAAACCTGTTCCAATAACTTTTGCGTTAAACTGTATTTCGCTGTTCGGAACAACCGTTGCACTTGCGGGCGAAATGGTAACACTGTTAACCGCCGCCACGCTGTCGCTGAAAGTTGCGGCAGGCGCAAAAGGCGAAACGCTAATAATTTTCCAACAATGAAGGAATGCATTTGTATACAGTCCATCGGGGTTGCGAATATCTTCCATAGTAATAAGTCGGTCATATATTTGAAGAAAATCATCATCTATTATAACCGCGGGGATCTCGCTCAATTCAACAAGCTGTTCCTTTGTAATACCTTTAAGTGTTGCGGAAGTTACATTTCCGTTTGCGTCATATGTAATATTTTCGCAAGTTTCCGGCGCACACTGTGCAAGTCGGTTAATGTCAATATCTCCGAATGAATCGACGAGCAAGCGTTTTGACAGAAACTCTGCTTTTTCCATGTTGAACGCCGCCGCAAGAACATTAACATCCATCGCCGCATCAAAATCAGCGGTAACAATTACAGTCTGTTCTTCGTGCCTTGAGTGAGTTTTTACACCCGAAATATTATAATTTCCAGTCAAAAACTTCATTTTATTAGAAGTTGCTTTAATTTGTGTTACAACCGATTTAATATTGTCATCATTGGAAAGTGAAGGGATTGAAATACTCTTGATATTTCCGTTTACAATATTAAGTGCAACCAGATACTTCATAACGTTAAATTCATCGTAATTATTCGCGCTTGCAAGGGATTCATATATTTTCTCGATAAGAGAATAAAGCCCGTTTTCAGTTGTAAACGCCGCCGACAAATCCTCATTCGAAATTGTTGCCGGATACTTTACTTGATAATTTACAATATGAAATGCGGCGCGAATATCGGGAATACGTCTTTTAAATACCGTTTCACTTGAAACGGAAGGATTATAAAGCTCCGCATTTGCAATATTAACAAAAATCTCTTCAATCGTTTCACCCAACGACAAAACACCCTTTTTAAGTCGTTCCCACGGGTTTTCATACATTTTACTTGTTACCGTAACAAGGATAATGCGATTAATGAGATCCGTTGCGAATGCATTGCGCAAATTGGGAGAATCCATAATAATTTTACCAATCGCGCGGATTGAATCTGCATCCGTTGCAGTGAACGGAATATAATTTTTATAGTTCGTTGAGAACCCTTCATTTATAATTCCGTTGATAACATCTTTTGACACATTCGTCAACACATAATTTTTAGGTCTTGTAGGCATATGTTTATTCCTCCGTAAACAAATCTTTTATTTTAATTTCCTTTTTTTCGTCTTCGGCTTCATCTTCCGCAAGCTTTTCACCTTCATCACCTTCACCAAAAAAACGCTCCTTGTATCGTTTCTTAAGTGAATTATATTTGTTTGTGACTTCTATTAATTCTTCTGAATTATCGGCGAAAGAATCCGAAAAATCCTCAAGAAAAGCTATTGCGTTTTCGCTTTCGTCCTCTCCAATAAAACCCTTCAAAGATTGAAGTAATTCTTCTTTACTACGTTTCATATTAGTATTCTCCATTCAGCACGGTTACACCGTTTATTTGTACTTTTACTTTTGCCATTTTGCCATTTACCGACAACATCTCGTCAAATCCTGCCTGTGATTTCGGGCCCCATTTTCCATCAATCTTACCAACATCATAACCGTTTGCAGATAGGGCCCTTTGCATCAGCTCAAATTTTTCGCCGCGCTGCATCGGGCTTGTCACTCGGAATCGGGTTCTTTCAATTTCGGGAAAAACAAGTATTTTGTTGGGAATGCCGTATTCGTTCCAGCCGTCATTAAGAGTAGACATAATAATTCCATCTACAAAGCTTTTTGCCTCAATAATAAGCGGAACTCCGCTTGCGTTTTGTCCGACTACATAGCCCACATGGTGAATCCTGCCGCTTGAATTGCGCTTAAAAACGCAAGCACCCGCCGCAAGCTCACCCTTTTCGCTAATATACTCAAGTGCCTCATCGTCTTTGATACCGCACCAATTTGTATAGTTACCTGCCGCGTTGTTATCCTGTCCAACAAAAGCATCAATCAACCCGTTGCAGTCGTAAAGATAGGCATTGTCTGTAATCCACTTTTGTGTTTTACTATCATACTCACTTTTACTATATGTTGACTGATAGTATTTTGTATATGCATAATCAAGCCGCCATTGAGTGGCTTTTTGTCCCGTTGTCCCCATCAAATAATGCGCAGGCACCGTTCCGATCTCGCTGTCAGTTACGCCGCAATAATATGTACCTGCCAATAGTTTATTCTTAGGTAACCGCTTGAAAAGATATTTTACAAAATCCTCACTACTTTTCATTGCTCAACCTCTCATAAAGTTTTGTTACAATCAGTGTATTATTTTCAATTGTTTTCCTAAGGTCATTAACCTCACTTTTATGTTCGTTCATAATTTCGTTGATAACTGCTTGATTTTCTTTGTCTTTTTTAACAATGTAAACCGCAAGAGCTATCATTGCCGCAATCGATACCCCGTAAGTTGAAATAATCTGAATCCATTGTTCCATAAATGTAAACCCCCATTTTACTATAATTGCAAGGGAAATGTTTAACGTTAGTTTGTAAAACCTATTCAGCGATTCAGCCGGTTTCACCCGTTACGCTCTGAACTCGCAACGTTATTTTAAACATGTTCCCCGCAAAATTATTGTAACACATAGGTTTATTTTTGTCAAGCGCGTATTAATTTAAATGCGTTCGAAAACTCATTTTTGATTTTTACGGATTCATACCGAACCGCGCCGACATTATACATGTTTCGTAAAGTCTGCAAACATATTGACTTTCGAACCGCTAATAACATATTAGGTTGAAGATCCGAATTTGTCAGCGCGTATTTTATTAAACAGCTTTCATCAATATCACGGGATATAAAAATTAAACCTTCTTTATAATCTACCCATATTCCATAATTATTATTCATATATAATATTGTGAAATAATATTTAGCTGTTTGGGTTTTCTTTTGAACGAAATTTTTATTATCCCTCAAAAAATCATTTTCCATATTATATTTACCGTATGCCGTGCCGTTTATGATTGAGCCGAACCGCGTTTTCATTGCCGCATTTGTATATTCTTCATTCTTTATTACTTCTACCAATATTTCATTATTAATGCGCTTTATAGTTTTATTCCCGTACGGCGGCACAATATTAAAATAGTCAAAATACGGATTAGAAATTGTATACGCATTCGACAAAAAGAAAACTACAACATCTCGCAATCTTGCAATCGTTGAATACAATTCTAAAAAGTTTGTTACTTCATCTTGCAAATAGTGATAAACACCTTTATCAAGTATAAATTCGTCAAAACATATTTTACTCACCTTCGGAAACGGAATTGATTTTAGGATCTTACCTGTTGATAATGCTTGCGCCTGTCCTGCATACTCATCATTTATATAAAACATATTCCCTTTCACTTTAAATGCAACGTTCGGGAACTCCGGTTGTATATCGTCAAAAAACGATTTTAACCTTTGCGCTGTCACCTCCGTTTTATACCGCCGAATGTATATAAACTCATTTTTATTTTTTAAAAAATCCTGGATTGCCCATCGTTTAAAAGCGTATGTTTTACCTACGCCGCGCATACCAACGATAAAATTAAATAAACAATTATAGCTCAATGCTTTTCCTATTTCGTAATACATATTTTTTATCTCTTTCTTACTGTAAATTCTGTTTCATCAAGCACAATTCCGCCCGCTGTATGTACGGGCCGCAATTTTCCGCCGTATTTTGCACCTTCCGTAAAATTTTCAAAAGTAACTTGTGAATGCAAATTTGCGGGCATTCCCGCACATGTTACATTTAGTTTACCTTCAATTTCTTCAATATATGTTTTTGCTCTTAAAAATTTAGCTCTTGTAAAACTCGATTCATGTTTCCATGCTCCAAGCTTTACATCATCAACTTCCAATTCTTCGGGAATGTCATTTCCTAATAAATGCAATGAATCAGTATCCGCATATAAAAAACGGTGAAATACTTTTTGCGCGCTTGAAATTGTTTTGTATCTTGCCCATGCGGTTATAAATGCGGCAATCGGAATGTATATCGGTTTGCGTTGTTCCCATTCTCCGAATAAATATCGTATATTATCATTCAGCGGATCAATTACGGGAATCTTCGAACGTACATTCGGATTCATGCCGAATTTTCCGTAAAGGGAATTTAACATCAATTTCGCAATTGTTCGCAACGGTTTATTACCTTCTATCGTTGCTTGTTCTTTTACATCATACCATTTATCAATATATGAACGGAACATTATATTTGAACTTTTCCATTTCCAACCACCAATATATTCTATGTTATAAATATCGTAATGCGCTTGAAATAATTCAATATCAACGGAAGTTAAACATAACGTAACGTCTTCGCCGTTACTGTCAATTATATATTCCGTTGGATTAAATGCTGTGCTGTTTTTTAGCTGTATTGTCGGGATATAATTTTTCTTTAATTTGAAATTGCACCGTATCATCTGAACATATAAATCATATAAATCATCTTTTTCATAATTACCATCATAATATATTGGGTCTCCATATGGTAAATTGCAATAATACATAACGGAAGGATATAATGAATTAACATCTAATACAATTCCGTTGCCAACTATTTTATGAGTAAAACGCGGGTTTGCATATGTAAAGCCGCCGCGATAACATTGTCGAACATCAGCATCGTAATCGGGTTCGGGAAACCACCTTGAAAAACATTTTTTCGTTATTATTTCTTTGTAATTTGTCATTGCGTTGCTTGCTGTTGTGTTCTTTGTTAAACCTTGATGAAATAATATTTCAAGGGCTTGAGCCACAATTTGACAATCATTGCGCAAATAATGTATCTCGTCAATTGTTAATTCGTGCCCAATTTCACGATCCGCCGCATAGTCAATTTCTTCTTTTTGTATTGGTAAATTAAAGGCTTTTGCAATTTCCGCAACCTTAAACGGTAAAAGCTTTAAAGAATCTAAAAAAGTTATTTTGTGATTTTTCTTTTTTAGAATCTTAAAAAATGTTGTAATAGAATAGAATATTCCTTTGTCGCTTATAAGAGTCTGAAACGTATTCGGCCGCTTATCTTCATTCGTTATATGACACCAACCATTTTTTAATAAATGATAAATTATAAACTCCCCATCAAATTTTAAGTTATGAAAATATATAGTTTCCTGCTGTTTTGATAATTCTTTCATCTTTTCAAAAAATGATGAAATATCATTCCCATAAATAAAATTTGAGATATTGCCTATTTCACATAGTCCCCATGCCCACACTCGGCAATCTTCGATATTTGTTGTTGTTTCAAAGTCGGCAACATACATTTTACAACCCCATTATTTTATCGTATATAATTTCCCTTTGATTTTCTTGTTCAACTGGATCACGATAAAACAAAATAAACAAATAATCAGAACCCAAGGACGCATCTATAAAGGCATCAATATTCATTGATAGTATTTTATCTTTTATTTTAGTAAGTCTCGGATCGTCTTTGCTAAACAAATTATTTAACATTGAAATATAATTATTCACATATTGCAAATTCTTTTTTTCAAAGTAATTCGGTTGAGTTTGTGTATCAAGCGATCGCAAGTATGATGGCATGTCACGCATACTAATTTGGTTAATATCCTGTTTCGGCAGCAAATTAACATCGCGCATTCGGCCCATTTGCGCTAAATTACCCCGCTCAATCTCGCCTAACCTTGCGCGTTGTTTCGCGCGGCGCTCATTTATGAGATCTAACTGTTTTTTAGCCTTCTTATATAAGGCATTGGGCAATTCAACCCCCTTTTCAGTTTTTACTGTTTTATAGCCCCCTTCCAGAAACTCACGCATAAACGCCTTTGTTTCTGCAAGATCGGAACTGTCTTTTAATTTTGAATATGATAATTTATCAACTTTAAAACCCCGCTTTTCAAACCTTTTTGCTTTTTCGTTGTATGCTTTTACCATTTTCTTTAATTCGGTATCAACAGTAACTTTCGGCTTTGCTGTAAAAGCTTGCAATTCCGAAATTATACTTTCAATGTTTCCGCCACTACTTTTAATTTTTGAAACATATACTTTTTGCGGAATAGGAATATATTCCGCTGACAGTTGAGCCTTCTTTTCCAACCGCTTTATTTTTGCGTTATAGTTTTTTACCGCTTTTCGCAACAATTCATCCTGTTTAGTCATTATATCACATCCTTTTTAAAATTTCACGCACTATAATTCATCGGTTATAGTGCGTGAACCATTTTCTTAATATATTGTATTCCCTGTTTTGGATATTATCTCATAACAATATCCAAAGTGAAGATTCTGTTTGCGCCGTTTGTTATCTGGCGCACGCGCACGGGTATACCATCTTCCCAAGTCGGCGATCCGTACAACCCGAAAATTCGTTTCAATGAATTATATATTCCGTATGACGTTGCGGTATAAGTATGACCGTTTACATCAATCAATGTTACGCGCGGCGTTGTACGCACTTCGCCTGTTTTTTCATCAACGATCTCTACAGGTTCTATTATAACATCTTTTACATTAATTTCCTTGCCAATGTGATCGGCAATTCGGACTTCGGGCGAATTGAGCGCATTATACAATTTCGCTTTATCGTTGTTGGTTTCCGCAACAAACGAACTGTATATTGACGCGGTTGCTGTGTTGATGCCGTCAATTATTTCGCTTTTCTTGTTGATTACTGTAATAGTTTCATTCATCATAGTTTTTGCCTTTCTAAGAAAACCATTTATTGTATTTTTTCGGTTTCCTTGACGCGCTGTTAAACAGCGCGTTTCGCCTTGCTCCTACAAGGCTCGTCAGAAGGATTTCAAAATACAATATAAGATACTAATTTATATTGAGTTGATATTCGACAGGGCGTAAACCATTTATAGCCGATCCCATATCGCCCATTATACGGAACGATTATGCCAAGTCGTTTTCGAGATACATAGCCCCGGGCCATTGAGTTGATTGCCGCATAATGCAATGACGTTACGTCTACCAACGCCACAAGCAAATTACATGCCGCATCTTGCGGATCACCAACTTTATATACTCCCGACCGCTTGTCATCTGTCATTGCGTAAAATGTTTCCCATTTCGCATTGACAATTTCCCGCGTTATGTCATTCAAATCGATAGGCAATTCTTTTTTACCAAAAACACGATTTGCAATATCATCGTACTCAATTCGCTCTTTCGGATTCTGAGCATTTACAAAATAAATCATTTTTTCATCCTTCCTCCCCGTATAGCCAGATAGGACAGCTTGAAAAATTATTTTTGGAAAAGATTTGGATAAAGAATATATTTATCCACATAATGCCATTCTTGATACTTTACTGACGAAAAATGACGGT